ATGGATAATATAGATTTATTTGTGGATCATTTTGTGATTCATTCTGAGAGTCGAGAGGCTCTGATACTTAATGGTAATTCAGATACGTTTAAAAGTAATCTGCGAGAGCTTGTTTCTACTGCGGTTAGAGATACACTACTGGAGCGTATAAAGATTTTAGATAACGAGATAAAACTCACTGAGCCTCACCGCCATGTTAGTCCTCAACACGATAGACTTATAGATGCTAGGACTGCCTTGATGGATCTGCATAATGATCTTCTTTGGGGGAAAGGCTGATGAACGATACATTCTACAGAGCAATCAAGGCACAGAAGCATCTTGATAAGTTCTATCCTGAGAGACACTGGCCTATTGGCTACACTAAGCCACCGTCTGAGAGAACAATCAAGATAGCCACCATGTATGGCACTGGCACTCCTGTCACAAAGATTATGGCTGAACTTAATTTAAATAGGAACAGTGTCATGACCGTTGTAAGGAGGTGCAGAAGATACTCAGAGAAATGAAACATTATGTAACACACTGTTACAATTTAATTAACGTCAACCCCTATTCTGTATGCTATAATCTATTTCAAATAGAGTTACATACAGAAACTATATATTTTATAACCAAGGAAAAACCATGAATACTAATGTATTTAATTTTGTTAACCACAATGTACATCCTCTTGATCAACTAGAAGCACCTGATATTGTTAATACAGTAATAGAAGCTAGACCTATGTTATATACCAACAGGAGTGGTTTCCATGCTACTGATCCTACACGTAGAGGTTTACATATAGTAGGCACTAACGAACCACCTATCAATGTGGTTAAACCTAGCTACAACTTCAAGGGCGCACAGTACGGTGATCTGTACAATGCTATGGTTAACATCTGTAAGGCGGCAGGTATCAATTGCAAGGGTGCTACTGTTGCCCACCAGATGTCTGCTGATGGTGCGTTGGGTTCGATCACGATCACACTCCCTGAGTATACCATAGAGACTGCTAAAGGTGATGCCAGTGTGTTCCAGATTACTGGGAGGACATCATTCAACGGAGTATGGGCTGTTGTCCTACAGATAGGTGCAGTTCGTATGCTTTGTGTCAATGGGCAGGTGTTCATAGATAACTTCAGCATGTACAAGGCGAAGCATACTATCAGCATGAGTACTGAACATGCCCAGCGTAAGTTGGCTGCTGCCCTCAATAGCTATCAGCATGAGGCAGAGCGGTGGAAGCACTGGACTCAGAACAGTATCACTAACCGTGAGGCATTCAACGTGTTTGCTGTAGCAGCTAAATGCAGGTTCGTATTGGGCAACCCACAAATGTCTGTCACTGAGTTGATGTCGGAGCCAGAGGTGTACCGTAACCGTGCGCTACAGTACATGTGGAACCAGTACACAACTGATGAGCAGAAGGTGCTAGGATCTACTCACTGGGCTGCGTACAATGCTATGACCCACTGGAGTACACATGCTCCTGCTGCTAAGAAGACTGCTGAAGGCAACATCCTAGCAATCAAGGCCAAGCGTATTGACCTTGTTCGAGATGCATCCAAGTGCCTAGCAGCATAAGGTAGTAACATGCAGAACATAATTGATGTGTCGAATCATATTCTCAAGTATTCACAAGTCTATACACTAGAGGCTCCAGTGACTAATCTTGTGCGTGAGGAGGCACTTCAGTTATGCCTTAGACATGGCGAAGAGTTTGTGATAAACTATATTGAAAACTACTTAACACTGGAGGAAACACATGAGTGCGACTGACACAGAAGCAGAGTTCTACTCCGCACTGGACGATTGGTGGGCGCAGTTGTGGGCATTACGAATAACCACAGTCACTCCATCATCAAGAGTCAAGATGAAGTTCTTTGATTTTGTCAGAGACAGGTGCGCTGAAGTAGGATGCTGGCGTATCATGGATGATGACTTGGGAAGATTGTTCAGTGACTTTTTGGATGAGCTACTAGATGACTAAACTATTCATGACAGAACAAGAGTATTCTGCCTTCACTACATCAAAGTATATGAGCCTATTGTACGAGAACAAGTGTGCAATTCTTTCGTGTACTAAACAATTCAGTGGCAACAATTTGCTGGTAGAGTTCAGCGAACCGATTGACATTGATATTGAAAAAGATGTGTACATTCCCTTCATTAGGGAGTATAATAACTTTACCTTAGATAAAACATAGGAGTTTTGTATGAACCCACCCAACATTGTAGAGGGACAGGTTTACTACCCACACTTGGTAGTACCGAATCTCGACTTTAATAAAACAAAGTCTTGGTATGAACTATTCCTAGCAGTATCAGATGACGTATTCGATATGTTCAAGGAAGCTGGATTCTCAGATTCATTTCTAATCAAGGCAGGTGGAAAGAGCTTTACTCCTGATCCTGTGATTAAGTTCGCTACATGGGCGCACAACTCTGATGGCAGTCAGATCAAGGCTCCTATTGTGGTAGATAAGGATAAGAATCCTACCAATGTATCTATTGGTAATGGTTCCACCATTGCGGTTCAATGGGCTAGGAAGGAGTATGGTAAACCAAATAAGATAGTACGCCCTCAACTTCAAGCAGTGCAGATTCTAGATCTCATTGAGCGTGGAGAGGCTGCATCTGCTGGGCCTGTTGACTTAGAATCACTGGCATTTTAGGAGGATTTATGGAAGACACAGAACTAAAAACACTTACCTTTAGAGACAAAGAGTATGATCTACAGAGCCTATCTAAGGATGCGGTTGATGCCATCAACATGCTACTTGAGGTTCAATCTGAGATCGCTGCTTTGCGGAAGAAGATAACTGTGCTGGCTGCGGCAGAGGTACAGTTGTCCAATCAACTAGAAGGTATGTTACCTGAGCCTATCAAACCTATGAATGAAGTCCTTGAGGACGAAGAAGAGGAGGAAGAGTTTGGAGGCTACGCATCTTAAATATAGGGGCTTAACTGCCCCTTTCTTTTATGGAGACTGAGCTTGACATTCGTAAAACTACATCAGCCCTGCCCAGAGTGCGGGTCAAGAGATGCGCTATCCATTAATGAAGATGGAAGTGCATTTTGTTTTTCATGTAACGACAGATTCAGCAGCAGGAAGTACACTGCATTAACAGGTGAAGAACCGTTAGGAGAAAGAGCCATTAACGTAATCAATAATGAACCGCTAACCTTTGCAGAGGAAGGCGAGTATGTTGCACTTAGGGACAGGAGTATATCACAGGACACAGCTAAGAAGTATGGTGTTAGATGTATTACTGGACAGGATGGATCAATAACAAAACACCTTTATCCCTACTACAAAGACAAAGAGATTGTAGCTTACAAGGAGAGAGTCCTTGGTTCTACAGGTAAAGAGAACTTCTTTACTAGAGGAGCTATCAGGGAGTCTGGTCTTTTCGGAGAACACATCTTTCAGGGAGGTGGCAAGTACGTTACCTTAGTGGAGGGAGAGTGTGATGCTATGGCAGCTTATGAACTGCTTGGTTCTAAGTGGCCTGTGGTGAGCATACGATCAGGTGCTAATGGTGCAGAGCGTGATGTTAAATCCTCACTAGAATACCTAGAAAGCTTTGATACTGTGATCATTAACTTCGATGAGGACAAGGCAGGAAGGGAAGCAGCAAAACGTGTAGCCCGTCTGCTGAAGCCTAGCAAGGCTAAGATCATGCGTCTCCCAGAGGGATTCAAAGACGCAAACGATATGCTTAGGAAGCAGGATCACAGGAACTATGTGCAATCTTGGTGGTCAGCTAAAACTTATACACCATCTGGCGTACTCAGCGTTTCAGAGAACAGGGACAAGTATAAGAACAGAGAGAAGGTTAAGTCCTACCCTTTTCCTTGGGAGGGATTGAACACAAAGCTGGAGGGCCTACGCCCCGGTGAGTTAGTCACCCTTACTGGCGGTACAGGGTTAGGCAAGACTAGCGTTACGAGAGAGCTTGAACACTGGCTAATTAAATCAACACCGCACAATGTAGGTGTCATTGCACTAGAGGAAACATTTAATAGAACTGTTGATGGCATTCTTTCCATCGAAGCTAATGCTAAGTTACACATTGACCGCATACGTGAGCAGTTCACAGAGGAAGAATTAGATAAGTTCTTTGATATACTTTACGATGGCGATAATGCAAACCGTGTCTGGATTCATGCACACTTTGGAGCCAATGATATTGATTCAATTTTCAGCAAGCTACGGTTCATGATCGTAGGGTGCGGCTGCAAGTGGGTAGTCATTGATCACCTCCACATGCTTGTGTCCACCACTGTCGAGGGTGATGAGAGGAGATCTATTGATGCCATCATGCACCGCCTGAGAACGCTTGTAGAGGAGACAGGGGCAGGTATCATACTGGTATCCCACCTCCGCCGTGTAGACGGAAACAAGGGTCATGAGAATGGCATAGAGACAGGTCTGAGTCACCTACGGGGCAGTCAGTCTATTGCACAATTGTCCGACTGCGTGATCTCACTTGAAAGAAACCAACAAGCTGATGATCCCTTAGAGGCTTCGACTACTAGGGTTCGCATATTAAAGAGCAGGTACACTGGTGATGTGGGGCTTGCTACACAGCTTTTATTCGACAATGAAACAGGTAGACTTAGTGAGGTCGAGACTGATGACCTAACCAACTCTGCCTCTGATAACAAAGAAGCAGCACTGGGATTTGAATAATGAAGTTACTCTTCGATATAGAGACAGATGATCTTGATGCCAAAAGGATATGGTGTTTGGTGGCAAAAGACATAGAGACTAACCAACTCTACACCTTTGGCCCAGATCAAATAGAAGAAGGATGTGAATTACTTTGCGATGCCGATGAGCTTATTGGTCACAACATTATAGGGTTTGACTTACCTGTACTCAGGGACTTGACAAGATTCAAGACACTTGGCGTAGGTCAAAAGATAGTAGACACACTCGTTCTATCTAGACTCTTTAATCCTGTGAGAGAGGCTGGTCATGGGTTGAAGCCTTGGGGTCATAAGCTAGGATCAAGTAAGATTAAGTTCGATAAGTTTGGAGAGGGATTCTCCTCAGAGATGCTAGACTATTGTATTCAAGATGTTAATTTAAATGTCAAAGTTTACCATGCCCTGAGAGAAGAGTCGCGTGGGTTCAGTAAAGAGTGCCTTGAGATAGAACATGCTATTGCTGATATACTAAAGGAGCAGGAGCGTCATGGATTTTTATACAATGCTATGGAGGCAGACTTACTTCTTGCTGAGTTGCGCGAGGTTGTCGCTAAAACGGAGGCCAAGGTTAAGCATGTCTTCAAGCCAAAAGTTACAAAGACAAAACTGTACCCAAGAATAACAGGACAGGGTAAACTGAGCAAGATGGCAGACTCCTGCTCTCTTGCCAGCGGCAATGGAGTAAGGTTAACAAAAGCTGAGTATGAGCTACTGACCCTGAAGTTAAGTAGAGCTAACTATTGCATACAGTCTTGTGACCCTGTGATACGAAGTAGGTCAAAAGATTTTAATCTAGGATCTAGGCAGCAGGTAGGTGAGTACCTACAAGACTTTGGGTGGAAGCCTACTGAGTTTACCGCACATGGAAGACCTATAGTAAATGAAAGAATACTTTCCCAAATCAAGAAGATACCAGAGGCTGACCTGATCAATTCCTACTTGATGTATCAAAAGAGGGTATCTCAGATAGAGTCTTGGGGCGAGGCAGTAGAAGAGGATGGCAGGGTGCATGGCTTTGTCATACCTAATGGTGCTATTACAGGACGTATGACGCACCGTGAACCTAATATGGCTCAAGTACCTAGTTCTAACTCACCCTTTGGCGGTAAGTGTCGAGCACTGTGGACGGTTCCAGAAGGACATAAGCTTGTAGGTATTGATGCCAGTGGCCTTGAACTTAGAATGCTTGCTCACTATATGGACGATGAGGATTACACAAATGAAATCATTAACGGAGACATCCACACAGCTAACCAAAGACTTGCGGGACTTGAATCAAGATCTCAGGCTAAAACTTTCATCTATGCACTCTTATACGGAGCAGGAGATGAAAAGCTTGGAACAGTGGCTGGAGGAGGTAAATCTGCTGGTTCAAGACTTAGACAATCTTTCTTCGATAATCTGCCATCATTCAAGACTCTTAAAAATAGAGTTGGAAGGGCAGCAGAGGATGGCTATGTCAAAGGCTTAGACGGTAGGAAACTATTTGTCAGAAGTCAACATGCTGCATTGAACACGCTCCTACAGAGCGCAGGTGCTATAGTTATGAAGAAAGCCTTGGTCATTCTAGACAAAAAGATCAAGGATCAAAGCCTAGACGCACACTTTGTTGCCAATGTCCACGATGAGTGGCAGATAGAGGCAGAGGAAAGCATTGCTGAAACGGTAGGAAGGCTTGGTGTCTTATCAATAATAGAGGCCGGGGTTCACTTCAACCTCAAATGCCCTTTGGACGGAGAGTATAATGTCGGAAACAACTGGTCAGAAACCCACTAACCCTACTAATCCTAAAAATGGTGAGTACATTTTTGAAGATGGAGAATGGTGGTACATAAATGCCCATGACAAAAATAGACGTAGAGCTACTACGGCACAGAACATTCAGAATACAAGAATGTGGGTAGACGGTAACTACATTTCTAAGTCCCACCCACTACACAAGCCCGGACGTTACAAAGGATTTACTGATGCAGCTTTTAGCTCCTTAGATAACTACGAGAAATCTACAGATGGTGAAGTATATATTATGTACAACCCTTCATTCCCCGGCTGGGTCAAGGTTGGAATGGCTGTTGATTCCCAAGATAGATTAAAGCAATATCAAACATCGTCACCCTATAGAGACTATGAGGTTGTAAGATCCTATAAGGTATCTAACAGGCGTGAATCTGAAGCTAAGGCCCATGAAGCTTTAACTATAGAAGGCCGTGGGCGTAAGGGTGAATGGTTCTACATGGGAGCCAATGTAGCCATTGCAGAGCTTGATAAATTATTCAACACTGGAGGACAGATTGAACTCTTCTAAAGATCTTGACACCTTAGTAGATGACATCTATTCTGAAATAGAAGTCCTCTCTGAAGGAAAGAATATAGAGCTAGACGAAGCTACCATAGAAGATTTTGGTGATCGTATGAAGACCGCTCTAGTACACTGGCTCTCTCCTAAGAAGCAGTCAAAAGGTTTGCGTATGAGCAACATAGGCAGACCAGCAAGGCAGCTTTGGTACGAGCAGAAAAGTGATAAACCTGCTCCTCCTCTTAAAGCACCTACTCACATCAAGTTTCTGTATGGTCATCTGCTAGAAGAAGTTCTTATTTTACTTATCAAGATGTCTGGTCACAAGTTAAGTGATGAGCAGAAGGAAGTGAAGGTAGACGATATAGTAGGTCACATAGACTGCAAGATAGATGGTGAGGTAGTAGACATAAAGACTGCCTCTAACTTTGGATTCAAGAAGTTCAAAGAAGGTACACTACATAACGATGATCCCTTTGGCTACATGCATCAACTAGCTGGATACGAAGCAGCAGAAGGTTCATCAGGTGGTGGATTCCTTGCTATAAATAAAGAGACAGGAGAACTTGCTTTTTATCGCCCCGGAGACTTGACAAAACCCAATATAGAGACTAGAATAGATAGTCTAAAGTCTAATCTACTTTCTGACACACCTCCTGAGAGATGCTATGTACCTGTCCCTGAAGGAAAGAAAGGGAACATGAGGCTGGGAACAGGCTGTACCTACTGTGGTTTTAAGAATCAATGCTGGTCGGATGCTAACAACGGTAGAGGTCTACGTGCATTTAAGTATTCAAATGGCATCAAGTATTTCACAAGAGTCACATCTACCCCTAATGTTCAGGAGTTGTTTGTATCATGAGTCCTAAGATTTGCAAGAGAATCAGTAGACAGACAGACATAATACTGGTCGAGTGGTTAAAGGCTCTAGTACCAGAAGAAGAGCACAGTAAAGTTAATTCAAATAATGTACATGACTTTCTTCCTAGTACACAATACTTCATGCATAATCGGACTCTGAGATTAAGCTTTTACACACCTAAATGGGTTCGCAAGTGTATCAAAAAGTTAGTCAAGCAGGGCCGTGAGGTAGAGAGCATACATATGGAAGATCTTGAAAGGTTGGTGAGTCATTAAGGTTAAGAGCGGTTGGCGAAAACCTAGAGTCCCAAGACCTAAGAAGTACCTAAAGCCTGACGGTACTAAATACGACTCCATATGGGAGGCGGTTCTACATGAATCAATCCTAAAGGATTGGGATCACCACACAGAACTTGTTCCTTATGTAATAGAGCATAAGTACGAGCCTGACTTTGTTAGGAAGATAGGTAGAAAAACCATACTGCTTGAATCAAAAGGTCGCTTTTGGGACTTTCAAGAGTACAATAAATACATCTGGGTTAAAAAGAATTTACCTAAAAACACAGAGCTAGTATTCTTATTCGCTAATCCTTCAGCCCCTATGCCGGGATCGAAGCGCCGCAGAGATGGTACTAAGAGATCTCATGGTGAGTGGGCTACAGCTAACGGATTCAGGTGGTTCAGTGAGGACAGCATACCTGATAGCTGGATAGACAAGAAAGCTCGACAGACTGAAGAGTACAAGAAACGAAACGATAAACTAAACGTGGAGATGCAATGATAACCCTCAGTAAAAACCCCGCCAATATGACTAAAGGTGAGCTAATTAGAGAGCATTACGATTTATTCGATGAAAAGGAATTTTGGAAAACAACCGCCATAGAAAAAGGAGTTCCTGAAAACTCTTACAAAACTTTATGCAAAGAAGTAGAGCAGATGTTACGCCAAATGGATCCAGACAATACGGGGTTTATACACGGATGAGTACACGGAAGAGTATTGATGATGCAACACCAGAAGATTGGAACAACTTGAACAAGAGACACAGAAAAGATTTAGCTTGGCTAGATGATGAGTCTGATAATGAACCTAATGATCACCCTGTGTTTGGAGATAAACCGGACAACAAACCGGACATGGTGAACCGTCCAGCACACTACAACAACGGCAACATGGAGTGCATTGATGCGATTAGGGGTATGCTCTCCCATGAGGAATACATAGGGTATCTTAGAGGGAACTCTCTAAAGTATCGCTGGCGCTTTCGGTACAAAGGTAAGCCCGTAGAGGATCTAAGGAAAGCAAGATGGTATGAAGATCGTCTTCTGAATTATGAGTTGGAGCATCCTAGTGAGCAGCTACGATAGAAAAGCAGAGCGTATAGAAAAGTTTCATAAAAAGAACAAAGCTAAAGATAAGAAACAAAACAAAGCACGTACACGCAGCTACAGGCAGTCTCAACTGAAAGAAAAGGATGACTTGGATGACATTAAAGATTGGAAAGCAGGATTATTTAGGGATACAGATTGACTACAATCTTGAAGACTCACTAGATGTTTTTTCTTTAGAGACAATAAAAGACCGCTATCTTTGGGAGGATGAGACTCATGCTCAAGAAGCTTTTGCTAGGGCTTCAGTCTATGGTGCTACATATCAAGGGCATACTGATTACAATCTTGCACAGCGACTTTACGACTACGCAAGCAAGAGTTGGTTCGGTTTTAGCACTCCTATACTTAGCAACGGGGGAACCACACGTGGTTTACCTATTAGCTGTTTTCTCAATTATGTTCCTGATTCAAGGCGTGGTCTTTCTGATCACTATGATGAAAACATATGGCTGGCAAGTGGAGGTGGAGGCTTGGGTGGATATTGGGGTGATGTTAGAAGTAATGGTGTTTCAACTTCTAACGGCAGTCAGTCTACTGGTAGCATTCCATTCATGCATGTAGTTGATAGTCAGATGCTTGCTTTCAATCAAGGAGTAACTAGGAGAGGTTCTTATGCGGCCTATATGGACATCAGCCACCCAGAGATTGAAGAGTTCATCGCTATGCGGAAGACTACTGGCGGTGATCTTAATCGTAAGTGTCTTAACTTACACAACGGAATTACAATAACAGATTACTTTCTAGAAGCTGTGCAGAATGATGAGCAGTGGAGGTTAATAGATCCAAAATCAAAACAAGCGATAAAGACTTTACCAGCGCGTGATTTATGGTGGCAGTTAGTACACACTAGAGCAGAGACGGGTGAACCATACGTTGTCAACCTAGATCGCTGCAACGATGCTCTACCAGAACAACAAAAAGATTTAGGACTTAAAGTGCGCCAGAGCAACTTATGTTCTGAGATAACCTTACCTACCAGTGAAGAACGCACAGCAGTATGCTGTCTGTCTAGTGTCAATCTAGAATATTTTGATGAATGGAAAGAAGACGATGTGTTCATAAGTGATCTAATCACAATGCTCGACAATGTGTTAGAACACTTCATTGATAATGCTACACATGGAGAACATGCGTGGCACTTTTATGACACTTTTGAGGAGTTTAGTAAAGATGTTAAACAAAATAAAACAGGCTTTGCAAAAGCCGCTTATAGTGCATATAGAGAACGGGCGATTGGTCTTGGAGCGATGGGTTTTCATAGTTACCTTCAACGTAATGGAATCCCTTTTGAAGGAATGTACGCCGCCAGCTTCAACAATAGAGCGTTTAAACTCATCAAAGAAAGATCTCAAATTGCTTCCCAAATTTTGGCTAGAAACCGTGGGGAGGCTCCTGACATGGTTGGTAGTATCTGTCG